TGAAGCTGGGTATTTTGAAAAGATTAAAGGAGCAGTACGAACATGATAGAAGTAGAAGAAGTTACAGAGCAAGAAGACGGTTCTGCAGTTATGGTATTAAGAGCCTCAGGCAAAGAATTAGAAATACTTCTTGCCAAGGGTTTTATTTCTGTATTAGAAAGGATGTTACAAGATAATGTCGCAGGAACTTTACAAGACTAGTTGTAGCAAGTGCGGTTCATCAGATGGTAACGCTGTTTACGATGATGACCACGCATATTGTTTTGTTTGTCAGCATTACACTCATAACATAGGAAAGGAAAATGAAGTGGTTACATTGGCAATTGATAATTCTAAACGTAATAATGGCCTTCATAGGGCCGCCGATCTGGTCTCTCGTGGTTGCCGCGAACGGGGGATTACCAAAACCGTGGCAGAGTTTTTCGGAGTTCTGTGTGAGTATGATGGTGACGGTAATATTTGCGCTTACCTCTATCCTTATTATAGAGACAACGAATTGGTTGCATACAAAGTTCGTGAGTTACCAAAGACCTTTACCACCATCGGAGACTTTAAAAATACCAAACTATTTGGGCAGCAAGCCTTCCCCGCCAACGGCAAACGTATTGTTGTTACTGAAGGTGAGTTCGATGCTATGGCAGTTGCCCAAGCTTATCATAGCAAAGGTAAGATATGGCCTGTCGTTAGTGTGCCTTCAGCTTCAGGTACTAAAACAATACTTCAAGAAGTAGAATATCTTAAAAGCTTTGACGAAGTTATTCTTATGTTTGACAATGACGAAGCAGGGAAATCTTGTTTGCGTAACGCCGCAAAGATTATTGGCTACGACAAAGTTAAAACAGTTGACTTTGGGAAATACAAAGATCCTTGCGAAGTCCTTGTTCAAGAAGGCGAAGAACAGTTACTAAGTTTAATATGGAACGCCAAACCGTTTACACCATCAGGCATTGTATCGGGTGAAACAATATGGAAACAATTAGAAGAATACTCTAAGATTGAATCTGTACCTTACCCTGAATGTCTTGGCGGTCTTAACGATAAACTAAAGGGGATGCGCCTTGGAGAAATTACTTTATGGACTTCGGGTACTGGCTCTGGTAAGTCAACTATCCTTCGTGAAATTGTCTCACACCTCCACAGCACAACACAAGATCAAATCGGTATTGTCGCTCTTGAGGAAAGCCCTGCAGAGACTGCACGAAAGCTGGCTGGTATGGCTATCAACCGAAACCCCGCAAAAGAAGAAATTGCTTTGGAAGAGTTACGAATTGGTTTTGATTCTATACTGGCTGATAATCGGATTAAAATTCTTGATCACAACGGCTCTATTGGCAGCAATATTATTGATCTCATCGAGTATCTATGTGCTATTGGCTGCAAGTATATATTTCTGGACCACATTACAATCTTGGTTTCTGAAGGTGCTGACGGACTTACGGGCAATGAAGCAATAGATAAAGTAATGAATAACCTTAGAGGTATCTGCAAGAAATGGAATGTGTGGATTGGCCTTGTATCTCACTTGCGTAAGATGGATACTGCAGGTAAATCATTTGAGGACGGTCGCATAGCTTCACTTGATGATATCCGTGGTTCTGGTTCTATTAAACAAGTATCATATGATATTATTGCATTTGCCCGTGATGTTGGCCATGAAGATGAAGTAGTAAGAAATACAATTGAAATGAAAGTCTTAAAGAGCCGTTACACAGGCTTAACAGGTCCTGCAGGAAGTGTATTTTATGATTACAATACAGGCCGCTTGATTGGTACAGATGACTTTGGAATTGAAAGGGTTATACAATGATAGACAGGCAAACAATTAAAGATCACAAATACGATAAGCTCTATATGGATATTGCAGTGCGTGTATCTGAAATGTCTATTGATATTAAACACAAAGTCGGAGCGCTTATTGTTAAAGATGGTATCATTGCAGAAGGCTGGAATGGCGCACCTACAGGGTTTGACAATCAAACTAGAGATGAGTTCGGTCAGACCCACCCTTGGGTTATCCATGCAGAACAAAATGCAATAGCCAAATGCGCCAATAAAGGAGTGTCTTGCAAGGATGCTACAATGTATATTACATTAGCACCTTGCAGGCACTGCGCTCGGTTAATACTCCAAGCAGGTATTAGCAGAGTTGTATTTAAAAAGAGTTTTTCCGACAAAGAAGGCTTGCTTTTACTTGAGAAAGCGGGTATAATAGTTGACCAATTCATAAGACAATCTATAGTAACAAGGTAAGGACATTGTATGAAAGACATTGTAGACCACTTAATTAGTAAGGTTGAAACTGTTAACATAAATAATCCCAAAGCAAACCCTGGTGCCAAACTTATGGTGCCTTTCAAAGATAACTTATTCGCGTATGCAATGGCTGCATTGGATATTGTCGGCACTCATTATAACAAATATGAAGAGGATTTCCCATACGGGTATGCTCGATTAACCACTGTATCTACTGCTATTGGTCGTGATATTATGCGCCGATGCGGTATGCCCGAAGATAACAAACGGGCTAAAGATATTTTCCGAGATCAACTCCGTATCGGTGATTTTATTTTGGATTCAATTGTAGAGTGCGGTTATTCAGATCTTATTAGAGGCTCTGAAGAAACAGAAGCACGTATTAACTACATGGCTGAACTTAAAAAAGCTTACCCAAATACCTATAAAGAACATCCTGATTATAATGTAAAATTATTCAATGTTCCGTATGCTTTACGGGCTACCGCTAAATGGTCTAAATTAAAAGATGAAGTAGCCCCCGATAAGAATGTTCTTATTGGAACTACTTTTAAACGCCCCCATAAGATTACTTCTCTATTCCAGAATACAGAATTTGGGCAAGTGTCTTTAATAAAAGGTTGGACAAAAGAAGATGTAAAACTTTTTGTTGACGGTGAAATGAAAACTGCTCCATTTGTTTCTGGTATTAATAGAATACAACAAACACCTTGGAAGATTAATGTAGATATCTTAAAGATAGTTAACGCAAGTCTTGATAAAGTGTTTCATGAAGAACTTGAAATGCCAGAAGAAGGTGATCCTGCTGAAGTTAAAATTACTCTTGCAAAACTTATGAAAGAATCTTCCCAAGAAAACGAAGAGGCTTACAACGAAGCTACCCGCAAATGGAATAAAAAGCTTGTTGTATTACGTGCTCGGTCTAAGAATTACGCTATTAAAACAATACTAAATAAAGCAGAAGCAATTGGGCACTCAGTATTCTGGCAATATGCTGACTGCGATTACCGTGGTCGTTTATATTTCTTAGAACCGTATTTAAACTTTCAAGGTAATGATCTTGCAAGAGGGTTGCTGCAATTTGCAGATGGGAAACCTATTGGCGAAGAAGGTATTCGCTGGCTTGCAATACACCTTGCAGGCTGTTACAATCAGTCTTATGAGATTAACAGTATTCCGGAATGGTGTACAAGTGATTATAAAGAGCATTTAAAAGTTGAAGGCTTGCGGTCTATCTCTGTTGATAAAATGACTCTTCAAGATCGCGCTCGTTGGACATACAACAATATTGCTTTGATTACTAAAACAGCTCAAGAAGGTTTATTACATGGCGAGAAGCCCGTAAGCTTTCTTGCTGCTTGTATAGAAATGCTTAATGTAAAACGAGAAGGCCCCGAATATATTTCTTGTCTTCCAATTCCGATTGATGGTTCTAATAATGGTTGGCAACATCTTGCAGCTATTTCTAAAGACAAACAAGCGGGTGATCTTGTGTCGTTAACTGATTGTGATATTCAAGCAGACTTTTATGTTAAAGTTGCTAAAGAATTATACAATGTAGTACAAGAAGAAGAAAACGAAAGGCTTATTAATCTTATTAAGAGTATGCCCATGAGAGATATCCGCAAGGGTATTGCCAAACGTGCTGCAATGACACGGGCATATTCCTGCGGTGCTAAACGGATGGCCTCAAGTATGTACTCAGATTGCTATAAAGAAAACTATACAGACAAATACGGCATTACAATGATTGATTGTTTTAATTTATCTACATCAATAATCAAAGCAATTGAACGTGTTTGCCCTGGTCCATTACGGACAATGGATTACCTGCAAAAGCTTGCTGTGCATAAGGTGCGAGAACTTGCAGCTATTAATCCACAAGAAGTATCATTAAGCTGGTGGACCCCTTCAGGATTCTGTGTAATATACCAACGCAATCGACAAGAGGCTGTCAAGCACCGTGGGGTTATTGCAAAGAAACGTATACGCCATGTAGGAAAAGTAGATACTAATGTGCCTGACATTGGTGCTTATATTTCAGGTATTAGCCCTAACTTTATTCACTCACAAGATGCATCACATATGATGCTTGTTGCAGCTGCTTGGGACGGTAGCTTTGGGGCTATCCATGATAGCTTTTCTACCCATGCCTGTGATGTTGACCGACTAAATACAATTGTAAGAGATTACTTTGTAAAGATGTACAACTACCAAGACTATTACGAAGAAATTAAAGATGCACTTTCAGCAGACAATTTTGAGTATAATACAATAAGCGGTGAGCTTGATATCACAAGCGTATATGACTCAAAGTATTTCTTTTGTTAAGGAGGGATTATGAAAAATAAAAATTACAATCGCCTAGCCCTTCTCGGATGGGATGTAGACGATATGGATATAATTAAAGAATATGAAATAGACGAATCATTTGCATATACTCCAAATATTAACTTTGCAGTTATCAATGAAAACTACTACAGGAACTACAATGAATATCAAAAGCTAGGCCATACTGAGAATGAAGCACATAGCCGAGCAGAAGAAATACGGCAACAAGAGTTGCAAGAAATAAACTTACTTATGGAG